ACATGACCTGCCACGACTGAATCATGGCCGCCCAGTTGGCATCGGAGTCGCGCACGGCGGTCGCACCGCCGGCGGGTTGTGCCCAGTGCACGAGCACACCCGATTGCAGGACCCGCTTGATGCCTCGCATCGCATCATACACGCCACGGCGTACCCGTTCCGCCTCGTAGTGGTTTTCGCCGTAACACACCATGTCAAAGCGTTGTGCCGCCAGCGTCGAATCGCCCTGGGCAAACGTCGGCCACGCGCCGCCGCTCGATGCCAGCACGACGGACTTGCGGGGCATGGTCGAGGCCTCGTCCTCGGGCAGCGTGTTGCCGAATACCCGCGTCGACACCAGCGCGCTTACGCCGGCGTCGGCTTTCAGGATCTCGATCACGGCTTCGAGTGCGTCCGCGCTCATGCGTTCAGCTTCCGTCGTGCCCTGCGGATATTGTCGGGCAAGCGCGGATAAATTGCATCCGCCGCGGGTCGCAGGTAGGGACGCGCGGGGATTCGGACCTGCTGCACGCGCACGAACTGGCCGTCGATGCGGAACATCAGCGCCGGCGCTTTCGTTGGCCGGATGACGCCGCCGAGTTCGTGAATCAGCGCATAGCGCACATCGGTCGAGCCCCACAGTCCACGGCTGCCGCTACCCTCGCGGCTGGCGAACTCGACGATCTTGATCGAGCCCTCGAGCACGCTGGTGCGGTTCTGCCACTCGTGGTTGTTCTTGGCGTAGACGACCGCCTCTTCCATCGTGGCATTGACCGCGAGATTCTCTGCCCGTTCCATGCGCGAGACCACCTCGCGACCGCGCCATCGCAGGCTCACAGGTCCCTCCCGAGCAACGCCTCGACGTGGTCATCGCGACGCTCGATGTGATCGATCGACAGCGGCCCGGCGTAGAGGACCGCTTCCTGACGGTCGGTGATCTTCGCGAGCCGGTCTCCGGATGCGACATCGGCGTCGAGCGGGAAGATCGCCCGGATCTCCTCGACGATGACGGTTTTCTCCTCGTCGACCACCTGGCGTTTCGTGCGGGTCCATACGCGGCACGGAATCGTCGCCAGCGCGCTCCACGTTGGCGCATCGCCATGCCCGTAGGGGTTGGTCGTGGCGGTCTGGTTGCGCTCGACGTTGGCGCGCATGGTCATGCGCGTGCGGGCACGGCTGGCGACGGTCATCGGACGGGGAACCCGTTGCGCCCGCCGCGCAGCGGCTGCAGTGCCGCGGACACGGAATCGCGCAGATTCGGGCTCGACAGGTTGACGTCGCCGATGCGCTCGTTCGAGTAGCCCGAGAAGTTGAGCGCGATCTTGCACAGGTCGACCTGCACGGCTCGTCGCAGCGCGGAGTCGTCGATCGGCGTGTAGGTCACATCGACGATCGGCGCCCACAGCAGCCGCGAGTTGTCGCCCTCGTGTAGGCGCACGATGCGCCGGCCGCCGACGGTTTCGTAGTCGTTGGCCGACAGCGTCGTCGCGGTCTCGTCGAAATACTCACGCTCGTCGATACTGGTGATCGAGGCAAACTTGCGGGCCGGATACAGCGTCCGGGTCTGGCCGCTGGGGAAGCCGGGGAAGGTGAACTGCTCGGTGATGCTGGTGCCCGGGTTGGCGCCGGCCACGTCGATGATCTTGCGCTCGGCCGCGTCGAGCACCCGCTGCAGGGCGGCATCGGGCAGATCGGTTTCGAGATGCGTTTCAAGCTCGGACGTGGTCAGGAGCGTCATGCCCGTCTCCGGTTACGATCCAGCGCCGAGCGATGGATCAGCCCTTCTTCGAGGCGCGCTTCTTGCGCCGGGCGCCCTTGTCCTCGGACTCGCCGTGGTAGGCCTTGTCCTCGTCGGGCGCCTGCGACTTGGACGCGACCGCGCCGTTGACCAGCCCCATGGCATCGGCCTGCTCGTCGCTGACCGTCGCGCCCTCGTTACCGACAAGGATCGCGGCATCGGGATCACCCTCGGCGACGGCTCGCCCGTCGGCGGTCTTCCAGGTGCGCTGCTTCAATTTCACGCCCATCGGCTCCTCCGATTGCTCATCGCGTCGCTTGTTGACCGTCAGACCGCCCACAATTACTCGGTCGCGGGCGAATAGTTGACGATCAGGAAATCGCCTGACGTGTTGGTCGTGGTGTTGGTCAGCGTGTTGGCCACGCCGGCCTTGATCGAGAACTCGCTGGTTAGGTCGGCGTTCGTGGTGGTCAGGTCAGCCGATACGTGGCGTACCGAGATCAGGTCGTCGCCGGGCTTGAGGTCGCCCTGGATGACGTGATCGCCAACCGCACCGCCGGGAATCACCGCAGTCGCGATGTTGCGACCCAGCCCGGAAAGATTTTCACCGCTCATCGCTTTTCTCCGTGTTTCCGATTGCCTTCATGCATTTTCTTCATCCGGCAGGCGTGCGAACAGCAGGAGTTTTGAGCCGCCCGAGAAGGCTTCCGTTCATAGGACTTGCCGCAGATGACACATTGCAACTCGACTCTGCGAGGGCGCGGCTTGGCCTTTGCATGAAGTCGGCCATGATCCGAGTTCGAAAGCAGTTGCAGATTTTCCGGCCGGTTGTCCTGCTTGTCGCCGTTGATGTGATGAACGTGTTGCCCGGTTTCGAGCGTGATTCCGTGATGTTGTTCATACACCAGGCGGTGCTCAAGCTTTGAGCGCCCCCGGCCCATGTAAACCTCGATATAGCCGTCTGGCCGAACCAGCCTGTTACCGCGTTTCGCAGGGCGATTACGAATTGCCCTGTATTTACAATCGTTCGAGCAATATGTGCCTTCATTCCTCGAACTCTTGAGCTGATACGGCATGACCTCGAATTGCTTGCCGCATTGCACACAGATACGTGGCACCTGTTCGCGACGACGCGCGGGCTTGCATTTGTAGCAGCGACGCCGCTTACCATAAGGGGTGCCGCAATCAGGGCAGGAAAGCATGGGATATCCCTCTTTTGGAGTAGATACCCCATGCTATTCTGCACCACAACTAAAAGCAAGTGACCCATGCATCACACGCCAGTAACGGTCCCGAACGCGGCGGGCCGGAAGAACACCAGCGCCGCGCGCATGTCGCCGCGGATGGTGCGCTTGCCCTCGGTGAACTGCGTGCCGGTGAAACCGACCTGCACGTCGATGCCGCGCCGCTCGAACAGCGACACCCACTGCGGCTGGAACGAGCCGACGTAGCCGGTGCCGGCCGAGTCCGCATCGGACTGCACGACCGGCAGACCCCACATGCGCTCGGGACCCGCCTCGGACGGGTTGCCCCAGATGTAGATGCCGTCGGCGGTGCGCAGGAGCCGGATCTGCTCCCAGTCGGTCGGGTGCACGATGTGATGGGTCGGCATCGCGCGGCCGGTCAGGCGGATCTTGGTCATCAGCTTGAAGAACGCATCGGGACGCGGATCGGAACCCAGCGCCTGGGTCTGGATGCCGGTCACGTTCTTGAGGCCTTCGAGGTTCGGCGCGGTGCCGTTGCCCACCAGCACCTGGCCGTCGAGCCGCTGGCGCAGACCGAAGGTGATGCGGTTGTTGAGGTACGACTGCGCCTGCGCCACGTCCTCGAGCTGCTCGTCGGTGACCGGCACCGAGTCGGTGATCTTGCGCACCGAGCTGGTCCGCTCGGTCAGCGCGAACGTGGACTCGGCGAACGCCGCGCCCTCGGCCTTTTCGGCGGCCGCATGGGTGCGGGTCGTCTCCTCCATGTAGACGATCTGCTCGGAACTGGTGCGCGACAGCGGGATGATGTCGAGCAACTGGATCGGCCGGGTGACCGCCTCGACCATCTGGCCGATGCGCAGCGATTCCGGCGCCCAGCCGGCACCCGTCTCGAACAGGGTCTTCGTGCCCAGCGTGTCGAACGCGCCGGCCTTGGCCAGCCATTCGGACGGGTACATCTCGGGGATCTGGAACGACAGGCCGCCGGCCGCGCCGCCCTTCGCCCAATCCTGGTACTTCTTGGAGCCGACGATCTGTTCGCCGACCGACTTCGCCCGGGGGTCCGGCGACGGGCCGCCGGCCGCACCGGGATGCGTCATGCCGTGGCGCGGCTGCTCCAGCTCACCGGCCGCCTTGAGCGTGTCGATCATCTGGTCGCGCTCGGCGCCGATGTCGTTGAGCTCGTTGGTCAGCTCGCGGATCTTCTCGGCCACCCGCGACGGGCTGACGTTGGCGCCGAGGCACTTGACCTTGGACAGGTCGTACTCGGGACCGCCGTCGCCGTCCTTGCTGGCGATCTTCGCTTCCTCGAAGATCTTGTGCACCTCGTCCTGCTTGGCCTTGAGGCGCTCCTCGAGCTTCTCGAGTTCCTGCTTACTTGCTTTCATGGTCGTGACTCCGATTCATGTACGGAACGAGTTGGCTGCCGCGTGTTGCGGCTTCGGTCCGCCTGCAGGTCGTCGCGCCTCGTGGCGGGAACGCCCGGATCGATCAGCCGCGATCAGCCCGGTGCGTCAATTCATCGTCGCAATCTATAGCACGGCGGGCTATCGGGCGCAAACGCGCCTGCTATTCGTCGCTGTATTCGCAGCCGTCGGATTCGGCCGCGCTTCGAAGCCTCGATGCGCTGGTGCCCAGCGCGCTGGCCAGTCGATCCAGTCGATCCAGCGGCGGGCAGTTGACTTCGCCGACCTCGATATCCGACACGGTCGAAGCATCAAGGCCGACTTCCGATGCCAAGTCGGCCTGGCTCATGTCCTGTTCCTCGCGCAATTCCGTGATCAGTCGTCCGAGCGTCTCGCCCTTGATGTTCTTGCCGTCGACGCGGCAGAAGCCGCTCGGGCACAATTTCACGCCAGCACGACGCGCCTCGTCGGCGAGCACTTTCGCATACAGGCGGTCGCCGGCCTGGGTGTTTTCGTCGGTCATGTTGCCATCCCCGGTGGTGGTAAAGGCCTGGAACTGCTTGGCCAGCGTCTCGAGTGTTTCGATCTTCTCCGCGAGCGCCTTGATTTCGGCAATTCGATCGGCCGATACATCCTTGCGATCCTCGGCCCGCGCGGCGCGAATGGACTCGGCACGCTCGATCACGTCATCGGCCAGTTTCAGGGTGTCGGCAATCTGGTCGGCAAACCGCCGCGAGGTCCGATCACCGACATGCTTGTGGATGGTCTCGATCAGATCGGTGAGCTTGTCCGCCGGCAGCTCGCCGCCCTCGATGGCGGCCTTGACGGCCAGCGTGCGAGTGCCGACGCCTGCGCCGAGAACCACGGGGGATACCTCGTGTACGTCGAGCGCCTTGAGCACTCGAACCTCCTCGCCCTCGACGACCTTGCGCTCGGCGTCGGTGATGGAGAAGCCGTAGCTCCATTCCTGGATCGGCGCGCCGTTGTTCAGGTCGAACTTGAGCGCGCTATGCCAGTCGCGCCCAGCGGCCGTGTCGAGGTTGAGCTGGAAATCGACCAGCGCCTCGTTGCCGTCTTCGCGGGTGACGCCCTTGCCCAGCGGTACGCTGGACCAGTCGTGGGTCGGCAGCACGAGCACGTCCTGCTTGCCGAATGCGCCGGGCTCGGTCACGTCGCCGTCGAGGTCCTTGACGCCGAAGGTGGCGAAGATCGCCGTGCCACGCCCGTTGTCGTCTAGCGCCTTGACGCGCATCGCCTTGTGTTCTTTCGTCATCGTCTTCCTCCCGCCTGCGGGATGGCTGGATCGGTTGCGATTGTCCCACATGGACTCGCAGATCGCACGAGCCTGCGATCCGTCGCGGGCCGTACCGTCATCGAGCACGACCGGGATGCAGCGATCGATAAAGTCCTCGTGCGATTCGCCGGCCTGCGGTGTCGGCATGTCAGTCCTCGTCGCCCAGATCGAAGTGCGGCACGAAATCCCGGGTGCCGTTGGGGTGCTCGTCGATCGCCAGTTGCTCGGCCTGCTCGCCGTTGACCAGCCGCCCGTTGAGTGCCTGGCAGATCGCGTCGGTCGGACCCAGACGCGCGTCGAATACGCGGAATTGCTCGACGCCCTGCGCGCGTCCCATCGCGAGCGTCGAGGTCCGCTGGGCGTGCTTGGTCTCGGTCCGGGCGATCACGCGGGCGCGCGTTTCCGGGCTGCGCCACGGACCGGCCGGCACGGACTCGCGGATGCGCGAGACAATCTGCTCGACACCCTCGCCGGCGGCGCGCGCTTCCTCGAGTTCCGCGAACAGCGCCTGCTTGACCTGCGCGGTCAGGTCGATCAGTCCCGCCCGGGTGCCGCCGGTGGCGAGAATCGCGCGGGCGACCGGATCGGGCAGATCGGTGGCGAGCCCCAGCGTCTCCATTTGCTCGGCGGTGACCTCGGCGGCACGCAGGTAGTGGCGCTCGTAGAGCTCGCGGAAGATCGGCACGATATCCTCGCGCATGCGCATCGCCTCGACGATTCGGTCAACGATCTTGTCATCGAGCGCGGTCTGCTTGAGTTCCTCCTCGAGGATCTCGACGGCCACGTCGCCGGCCGTCTTGCCCAGCGTATCGACGAAAAACCCGACCAGATCGGCCTGCATGGCGGCCTCGAGCGGACCGGCGTTGCGCGTCTGGGCTTCCATGAACGCTTCCTGCTCGGGCCGCGGATCGACGCGCGGGGCTTCCTCGGCCATCTGGCGCTCGAACAGGGTGTGATGATCGTCGTCGTCGTGTTCCTTGCGACCCTTCGCGCCCTTGTCGGGGTCCTCGGTGACCGGCCGACGGGCGAGCTGGGCATTGACGGGCACCGCCTGCAACGTGAGCGAGCGCAGGTAGACGTCGTCGCCGGGCTCGGGCTCTATGCCGATCATGCGCTTGCCCTGGGCGACCGTCATCCAGCCGCCGCGCACCGCCCGGTCGGCACGTTCGGAAAGCTGGTTGCGGTCCTCGGCCAGCGCCTGGACCTCGGAACGGTCGAAGCGCAGTCGCACGCGCCCCCGGGCGTTGCGGCGAAACATCGGCAGCAGCGAGCGTTCGAGTTCCTCGGAAAACGCATCCTGAATCGGCACGATGCCGTTGGTCCACGCAAGTTTGCGCAGCTCCTCCATCGTCGCGCCGACCCGGGTCTGCTCGAGGCCGGCGGCAAAACCGACGACCGCCGCGGGGATGCCCAGCAGAGCACACACGCGCTCCTCGGGTCGATCGGTCGCCGCCGATAGGTCCATTTCGTCAGGCGAGAAGCCAACCCGGTCGACCTTGGTCTTGGCCGATGCGATCAGCGTCGAGCCCCGGTTGCGCCCGCCGAAGTTTTCGCGGATGTACTTCTTGAACGTCTCGACGTCATCGGGCGCGATCGGCTCATCGGAGTCGGGCGAAATCACGAGGCCGGGGATACCGCCATTGCGCAGCAGCGCGGCGACGAACTCGGAACTTTCGTTGTCGACCCAGATATCGCGCACCACCGAATCGATCGGCGAGATGCCCTTGCGCGGGTTTTCGGGATTGATGCCGTGGCGGAAGTGCACGACGTCATCGACGTCGAGCGTGATTTCCTCGCCGCCCGGACGGTAGCGATAGTGCGAAATGAACTCGCTGCCGTCGCGCGGCCAGACCGGCTCGATCAGCCAGTGCGGCGTATACCACAACTGGACCGGGCGGCCCGCGCCGTTGCGCACGATCACCCAGTAGGCATTGCCGTCGGTCGCGTAGGAGAACACCGTCGCCGACATGAGTTGGCGGCCGGAGTAGAAGGGGTTGGGCTGCTCCAGGAGACTGGCCGCGTCG